CTCCAGCAGCTACAGGTGCTATTCCAGCTCCAGCAGCCGGGGCCAACATAAATGAGCTTGCTATGTCTGGGATTACAGGCGGCATGGCAGGAGCAGCGGCAGCAGGAAACTATACTCCAGAGATGATCAGTGCTGGCACGGTGGCAGGCACAGATTTAAGTGCATATACCAACCCCTTTGAGAATCAGGTGGTCAATCAGACCATGGAGGATATGCAAAGGGCTCTCACGCAACAGCAAATGCTAACAGGCGCCCAAATGGGAGCAGCAGGTGCGTTTGGTGGGTCGCGTCACGGTATTGCCGAGTCAGAATCAAACCGCAGTTTTTACGATAAGCTAGGCTCCACAGTCGGAGCGTTGCGCAGTGGTGGGTTTGAAAACGCCCAAACGATGGCTTTGGCAGATATTGCTAACACCATGAAGGCGGACCTAGCAAATCAGGGTGCTGGTTTTGATGCGGCAGGCTTGCAGTTGGCTGGCGCCAAGACGTTTGCTGACATTGGCAACCTTGGCTTTGGTATGGGTCAAATCGTTAATGAGAACTTAATGAATCAGGGCAACATCCAGCAACTGATGAATCAGCAGCTAATTGATGCGGCGAAAGGACAATTTGCCGGGTATACCGGAGCACCAGCATCAACCATCTCATATGTGTCTAACGCGCTGGGATCGTCTCCAATACCGCAGTCGCAAACCACTACCAGCCAGCCCGGTCTGTTTGACTACCTATCACTAGGTGCAAGCGCATATGGAGCGTTTCAATAATGAATATGACCAAAGAAGATATGCTGCGCAAGATCATGGAAAGCGGCAATATGATAGACCCGGCTGCAATGTCTGGAATGAATCCTGCAGCACCTATCGAAAACCTAGAGATCAACGCAACAATGTCTAACACCACCCCCGGTGGCGGCATAGACAACATTGCATCCACCATAAATGATCTGGCAACGTCCCCGGAAGGGCTGCGTGCTGTGCAGGAGAACATGGGTCAAGGTGGGATGAGCTTTGACTTGGACAAGTTTAACGCCAACATGGCAGCCATGCCCGGTCTTGGGATTACAGACGTTCCATCGCTAGAGCTTCTGCGAGGGTCGGGACGGCCAGCAATACAGGACCCACAGGTTCAGGCTTTGACTGCCGCTGGTAATAATATGGGCCTGATGGAACTAATCAAAAGAGCCCGATCAATGGGTAGAATGTGAGGCACTAATGGCTAACGGTATTTTCGATGTAGAGACAATGATTGCGCTTGAAAGACAGAAGCGTGCTCAAAATGCTCAGAACTCTGTCCCGGTATCTGCAGAAGGTCTAATGCAGGGGATCAATGTTGGCGGTCAATCCCCTATGGGATCAGGGGCTGTAAGTGCTCCACAGCCTATGATGACAACCCAGCCTGTAATTCCTCCCCCGCCCCCTGCTGAGAAGCCGGGAATGATGGACCGGATAAGAACCGGCCTAAAGGACCCGGCCACTATGGCTGGCTTGGCTGCTGCATTTAACCAGATGACCCTTAACCCTAATGCGCAGCTACAGAAGCGTGCTAGTGACCTGATGGCTCTGCGAACTGTGAGGAATCAAGCTAATCAGACCGTAGAGGCGCTGCGACGATCTGATGATCCGACAGCCCGGCAAGTGGCGGATATGATTGAGGCAAACCCAGATAACGCAAGCGCTATTTATCAAGCATACGTTACATCTACGTTGCGAGCTCCCAAAGATACCTTTGTGACAATGACAGGCGCTCAACTTGCAGAAAAAGGACGGGAAGGCTTCATTGACGAAAGTTTGTACTCAGTAAATACTGTTACTGGCGAGATTAAGCCAATTGCAGGGCAAAAGGGCGCTGAAACCTTTGGTACTACTGTGCGAACCTATACTGAAGGGGGCCAAGTAATACCCTATGTAACGTCTAATTACGGAAACATAAAGCCAATTAATTTGCCAGAAGGTGCAACGGTCTCAGCAGGCTTAACCGAAGTGGATATGGGAACCTCAACTGGGTTGATGAATGATCAGGGCGTAATTGTAGGCAGCATCCCTAAAAATGTTGGTGCAGTAGCAGGCGAGAAAAAGTTTGGGGCTGTAGAAATTGAAAACCTCATTGATGATGAGCGAAGCGCTCAGAAGACTGTTGATGTGTTAGGAAATCAATTTGACGCTATAAATCGCATCTTAGATGACCCGCAAAGCCTTGCCGCAGTTAAAGCCTACGTTGGGCCAATACAGGGCAGGTTGCCTGCTGTCACGCCTAATCAGGTGCTTGGTGAATCCCTTGCCAAAAATTTATCTGCAAAATCGTTTTTGCGAGCATTTGAGCAGTTGAAAGGCGGTGGACAGATTACTGAAAGAGAAGGTGCGGCTGCCCAAGCGGCAATTGACCGATTAGCGGCCTTTACGTTAAGTGACGATGATTATATTGCGGCTATGAGAGAGGCGAGAGATGAGCTCAGAGTTTTAGTGGATAAAGCCGAGGCTAAAAAATACGCAGCATCTCAAGCCCTTAGCGCAATGCGCAGCGGATCTACACAAGTAACAGAAAGGATTGTTCCATAATGGCATATGAGTACGATGTAATTATTAATGGCGAGACGGTTATCGTTCCCTCTGACGTTAGGCTCTCAGATCAAGATGCTTACCTGAAGGCGCTGGAGGTTCAGCGATCGAGCCAGCCAGTACCGGCAGTCACCCCCGATGCTAAGGTAGAGCCAGAAAGAACTTGGCCACAGGCCTTGATGTCAGGAGTGGCTAGTTTTCCGGGATCTGTTTATAACCTTGGAGAAGGCTTGGTAGAGGCCGTGGCCAGCCCAATAGATACCCTTACTGGGCTGCAAAAAATAGCCCGCGGTATAGTGCAAAAAGTAGTGCCTGACAGTGTAGTGGACGCCCTTGGGAGGGACGAGCGCGGTGATGAGGTGTATGCCGCAGTAGCACAGCACTATGTTCGACAGTACGGCAGCGAGGAGGGATTTAAGAAGGCTGTAGCAGAAGATCCTGCCGCAATACTAGCTGACGCGGCAACCCTGCTTACTGGAGGGGGAGCAATTGCATCAAAGGTTCCAGCATTGTCTAAAGTTGGAGAAAAAATGTCTAGTGTAGGGGCGGCAATTGAGCCTCTATCAGCTACTACTCGAACAATCGCCCCTGTGGCAGCCAGCGCTGTTACAGGACTTTCTGGCGGGCTTACTGGCGTTGGGCCTGAACCGATTAAGCAGGCGTTTAGAGCAGGGCAGGAAGGAGGTGAGGCGAGCGCTTTGTTTACATCTTCTATGCGCGGCACAGCTAACCCTACCGATATTGTTGACACGGCCCGTGCGGCTCTGGCAAGCATTAGAGCTCAAGCGTCACAAACCTACAGACAAAACATGGCAGGCGTATCGAAAGACAAAACAGTGCTAAGTTTTGATGACACAGTTAATGCGCTCAGCGATTCGTTTAACAAGTTTGCTGCATATAAGGGCCAAATTAAAAACGAGTCTGTAGCAAAAGCATTGCAGGCTGTAGACGATAAGGTTCAGCAGTGGAGACAGCTTGACCCAGAGCAATTTCACACGCCAGAAGGGTTAGATCAACTCAAGCAATCTGTTGGTGAAATTCTAGATGGGTTACCAGTGGAAAACAGGACCGCCTATGCCGCTGTCAAACAGGTATATGACTCTATTAAAAATTCTGTAGCGCAGCAGGCTCCTGACTATGCCAAGGCTATGGATAATTATTCAAAGTCTGCGGATTTATTAAGAGAAATGGAAAGGGCGCTGAGTCTGGGTAACAAGGCTTCTGCCGACACGGCCTTGCGAAAGCTAACGTCCTTGATGCGCAACAACGTAAACACTAACTATGGAGAGCGCTTGCGCCTTGGCCAGATTCTCGATGAGGCGTCTGGCGGACAAATAATGCCTGCCGTTGCTGGGCAAACAATGTCTACAGTGATGCCGAGGGGATTGCAGTCTGCTACTCAGCCAGCGCTAACATCAAGCATGGCGCTTACAGGACAATTGCCGCAAGCAGTGTTGATGGGTGCGGCATCTTCTCCCAGAGTGGCTGGCGAGGTTTCACACGCTTTAGGCAAGGCGATGGGAGGTCTTCAGCAGTTTGGAGGCAATAAAGCCGCACAAATCACAGCCCCGTATCGCACCCCAGAGGTATATAATGCACTGTATCAGGCAGGACTGCTTGAAGATAAAGAACAGAGGCTACAATAAATGGAACTAAAACCATTAGACAGAGATGAGATTGAGGGCATTGCGCAGAACGCTATCGAGGACTGTGTTGACTTTGTAGAGTCAGAGATCGCATTTGATCGACTGAAGTCTCAGCGATACTACGATGGCCATGTAGACATTGGTCAGGAAGAGGGCAGATCCTCTGTTGTTGCCACCAAGGTGCGTGATGCCATACGATCTATCAAGCCCAGCCTGATGCGGGTATTTTTGCAGACTGACCGGGCGGTGGAATATGTGCCGCGTGGACCGGAAGATGTAAAGTTTGCAGAGCAGGCAACCAAGTACATCAATTACAAGTTTAATGAGCTGAACGGCTACAGGGTTATCTATGATGCTTTTCACGATGCCCTGCTAAAAAAGAACGGCATTGTTAAGGCATACTGGGACACCAGCTATGATGCTGAGACCTACACTTTCGACAACCTCAATGACATGGAGTTTACTGCCATTGTTAACGATGAGGGTGTTGAGGTAATTGAGCACACCACCAAGATTAATATCGAGCTGGACCCATCTGGCCTAGAGATTGAGTCTCCCCGGCATGATCTCAAGATTATGCGCACCAAGGAGATGGGCGATCTCAAGATGGAGAGCGTACCACCGGAAGAGTTTTTTGTAGACTCCAACGCCAGAAGCCTAGAGGACGCATATGCCGTTGCTCACAGGACCGATGTCCGGGTTGGCGAGCTAGTAGAGATGGGCTACGACTTTGACGAGGTGAGCGAGCTGGCTGACTCAGGCACTGACAGCACCGTGTCTGACATGGAGGACTTTGAGCGCACTGGCTACCTAGATCAATATAACGAGTCAGAGAGTGAAGACCCGTCTATGCGCAACGTATTGATCACCGAGCTGTACATGAAGATTGATGTGGACGGCACTGGGATCGCGCAGCAGTACAAGCTGACAATGGGTGGAGACAACTACAAGCTATTGTCCTACGAAGAGTGGGGCCATATGCCGTTTGCCGTGTTTGAGGTCGATCCTGAGCCCCATACGTTCTATGGCACCTCAGTGGCTGACCTAATCATTAATGACCAAGACAGCGCCACAGCGTTGCTTAGAGGCGTGCTAGATAACATTGCCCTGACCAACAACCCCCGGACCGAGATTGTCGATGGCATGGTGAATGTCGATGACCTGCTCAATAACGAGATTGGCGGGATTATCAGAACCAAGCAGGCTGGCGCCATTACGGCCCAGACCGTTCCATTTGTTGCTGGACAGACACTGTCTGCTATCCAGTATTACGATCAGGAGATCGAGAACAAGGTTGGAATCTCTAAGGCAAGTCTGGGGTTGAACCCGGAAGCGTTGCAGGCCAGAACGGCTACTGCAGTGAATGCCACAATGCAGGGTGCTGCCCAGCAGATTGAGATCATGGCCAGAAACCTTGGCCAAGGTGGTATGACCCAACTGTTTAAACTGCTCCTGAAGCTCACCGTGGAAAACTGCGACGAGGCTACCATGATGCGAGTCTCTGGCGGTCAGTATGAGCCAGTCGATCCCCGGTCATGGAATAGATCTATGGACGTTGCTGTGAATGTTGGTCTGGGAACGGGCCAAGAGGATCAGAAGCAGGCAGCCCTACAGCAAGCGCTACAGATCCAAATGCAGGTCTTCCAAGCATACGGACCCCAGAACGGCATTGTGGGCATGACCCAGATCCGCAACACCCTTGGAGATATGCTGGCTATGAATGGCCTGTCTAATACTGAGCGCTACTTCCTGCCAATGAGTATCGAGCAGGAGCAGATGATTCTGCAGCAACAGCAGCAGCAGGCAGCACAACAGCAGCAGGCCCTGACGCAGCCAGAGGCGTATGTACAGGCCGAGCAGATCAAGGCACAGGCTAAGGCTACCTCTGACATGGCTAAGCTCCAGATAGACGCACAGAAGGCCATAGCGGCAGATGACCGGGATCGTGACCAAATGGATCAGGACCTGTTAGTAGACGCTGCAGAGATCTTGGGCAAGTACGGCACTGCAGTAGACACCGCAAGAATTAAGGCGGAGCAGGCAGCCCCTAGATACCCAGATAGCACCCCCGTCCAAGCTGTAACGGGCGGAAGATTTTGAACATAAAGGATAAGGCCGCACTGGCCAAAAACCTATGGCGAGATGACACCTTTCAGGAAGTCTTGCAAAGCATTCGGGATGCACAGACCAGCGTGTTCCTGAACAGCCAGTCTCAAGTGGAGACTATTAAAGACGCGCATGATATAATCAGGGCGCTTAACTTGATCGAAGCTCAATTCAACACTGTGTTTACAGACGAGGCGATTTTCGACAAAAAGCATAAGGATTAGTACCGTGGAAACGACTGAAACTTTAGGTAGTACAGACGGCTCTATTGAGGGAGCCATTGCAGCAATGTTACAGCCAGAAGAGGGCACTACAACTGAAACGGATTCTATCTCAGAGGAGGCTGTCGAGTCTCTCCTTGAACCAGAAACCCCGGAAGAAGTTGAAGAAGAATCAGAGGATGTGGAGGAGCAGCAACCGGAGTCAGAGGGAGACGAGCCCGAAGATGACGATGAGGAGGTAGGAGACTCCGATGAGGATGAGCAAGACACTGAAGAAGCGGAAACCGAACAAGAGCAGCAAATGTTCACCGTCAAAGTTGACGGCAAGAGCGAGGCTGTAACCCTTGACGATTTAAAGCGAGGATACAGTGGTCAAAAGTACATCCAAAAGGGTATGCAGGAAGTCTCTGAGGCTAGAAAGGCCACAGAGGATGTCTACAATGCCCTATTGCATGAGCGCAGGCAAATTGCAGAGGTATATGCACAAGCTCAAAGCGGTCAGATACAGACTGCCCCGGTAGAGCCCTCTCGAGAGCTTTTTGAGACAGACCCCATTGGTTATATGGATGCTAAGCTGAAATATGACGAGCAACTGGCAGGCTACAACACCCAGATGCAACAAATGCAGGCTGTTTCTCAACAGCAATCAGAGGCAACTCAGGCCGCACAGCAGGCTTACGTTCAGCACGAACTGGCTACCTTGCAGAAGGTAATACCAGATTTTGCTGATGGTGAAAAAGCTGGCGCGATCCGGGAGAAGTTGATGACTGTTGGTTCGTCCGTGTATGGCTATGAGCCAGCGGAGATAGGACAGGTTATGGATCACCGGGCTATCCGGGTGCTTCACGATGCCATGAAATATCAAGAGCTGATGAGTGGTAAGAAAGCTGCAGAGGTAAAGGCTGACCCGGCAAACCGCAGAAAGCGGCCCGTGAAAGCTGGCGCCAAGAAAACCTCAAGCAATAAAACCTTGCGCAAAAAGCAAAGAGAAACTTTGAACCGCACTGGCTCCGTAGAGGACGCCATAGCTTTATTAATTGATTAAGGAATTTTAAAATGGCACAACCAACTAATACTTTCGATACTTACGATGCGGTGGGCATCCGAGAAGACCTAAGCAACGTGATCTACTCCGTGACCCCTGATGACACTCCCCTGTACACTGCTTGCAAGAAGACCAAAGCAACTAACACTCTGCACGAGTGGCAGACAGATACCCTGAGAAATTCAGCGGTAAATGCTCACATTGAAGGCGGTGATACTTCTGCTGGTGCAGTGACTCCTACTGTCCGTTTGGGCAACTACACGCAGATCTTCAAGAACGCAGTAGTAATTGCTGACACTGAAGAAGGCGTTGAGAAAGCAGGCCGTAAGCAGGAAATGGCTTACCAGATGCTTAAAGAAGCGCGTGAGCAGAAGCTCGATATTGAGAAGGCTCTGTTTGAGAACCAAGAGCGCGTTGCAGGCTCTGCTACTGTTGCCCGTAAACTGGCCGGTCTAGGTTCTTGGATCAAGTCTAACGAGTCAAAAGGCACTGGTGGCGCTGCTCCTGCTGGAGATGGCACCGACAAGCGTACTGACGGCACTCAGCGTGTATTCGATCAGACTAAGTTTGACAGTGTAATGGAGTCTATCTGGACTAACGGCGGCGATCCTGACCGTGTTTACCTGTCTCCTTTCCAGATGAACAAGGCCCTTGGCTTTACTGGTAACAACAACCAGCGTTCAACTGTTCAGGCTGGCGACAGCAAAGTGGTTAAGTCTCTGGACGTTTACGTTACTCCTTGGGGTACCGTAGAGTTTATGCCTAGCCGTGAGAACCGTTCACGCGATGTTTACATCCTGCAGAACGATATGTTCAACGTAGCTGTTCTCCGTCCAACCAAGAGCGTTGCTCTGGCCAAGACTGGTGACTCTACCATGCGTCAAATTCTTACTGAGCTGACTTTGTGCTCTAAGAATGAGAAGGCAAGCGGTATCGTAGCTGACCTTACTACTAGCTAATTTAGTAGAGTAAGTTAAAATTAAGGGGGGCTCCGGCCCTCCTTTTTTTATGTGGAGACAACAATGAAAGACAAGTTTAAAGAGAAGGTCCATTACGACACTGACGGAAGGCACTTTACCGTGCAGCGTCAATATGACACCACTCCAGTATTGGAGCAGAGCAAGATCATCCGTGACTCTGGTGCCGGGGTAACCGGGGAGAATCGTCTGGTTGGCAGGATACCCATGTTTATGGTGACGGAATGGATGAAAGAGGCAGGCGTTGCCCTTGATGACACCGATGCCCGGAAGGAGATCATACGGAAGAAAATGCTCTCTGGTGAGTTTGACAAGTTTAGGGTCTGGAAGGGGACGTTCTAGTGGATTTAAAATACTTTTCGGTGGATGAGTTTGATTGCCAAGAGACTGGCGAGAATGAGATGCAGGAGTCTTTCTTGTTGAAGCTGGACCACTTGCGAGAGGCGTGCGGATTCCCTTTTACGATCACCAGCGGATATAGGTCCCCAGAGCACTCTATAGAGCGATCTAAGGCCAATGGTCCGGGAATGCATAGCAGTGGGTTAGCTGCTGACATAGCGGTCTCAGGAGGCAATGAGAGGTATCTGATACAGAAGCACGCATATGCCTTGGGGTTTACCGGGATCGGTGTCCACCGGGCATTTGTGCATGTAGATATGCGGGAGACTACACCCGTGTCTTGGCCTTACTAGCGCTTACGGGCTCTCTTGGTGATCTTGGCAGCCTTTTTAGGCTGTTTTGAGAACTGCTTTCCGGCCTTGGTATCTTTGCGCTTCTTCCGGGTGGTGGCTGCATACTCAGCCTTGGTCATGGACTGCCTAGCCTTCTTGGGTAGGTAGCGCTCCCCGGTGGCCTTTTTGCCTTGGGTGCTAGGTTTGCCGGACTTGGTGCCCCACTCTTCTTTGGTCCACTTCTTGAGGGACTTTTGAGATTTTTTGAGAGCCATTAGTCGCGGTATCCTCCGCCAGCAGCCTTATACTCTTTGGCGAGCATTTGAGCCTTTCGTGCGGACCACTGCCCAGCCTTACCGCCCTTAGATCCAGACTTGATCTTTGAGAACAGTCTTTTGCGCATAGCTGGCTTAGTATAGTTGCCAGCCTTGTTCACAGTAGACTTTTTCCGGGCAGCCATATCAATACTTCTTCTTTTTCTTGACTACTTTTTTGCCTGACTTTTTAGCTGCTTTTTTGGCGGCTGCTTTACCCTCTTTGGTGTACGGGTATTTTTTCTTTCCTACCATTGGCATGAGAATATCCTCTAAGGTTTACCACTTGGTTTTTGAGGCCCAATAGGCTGCAGACATCTTACCCTTCTTGATGTTTTCAGCGTGCCGGGCTTTAAATGATTTGCGTCTAGCTGCATCTGACTTGGATTCGCCTTTTCTCTTTGGTGATCCAGAGACACCTTGCTGGCCAAACCGGATGGTTTTTGTCTTCCCACCCTCCTTGGCAACCACAACATGGCTTTTGGTTTTATGGCCGGGGGTGCGCTTTGGCTTGTTGTAGCCAGAGACCCCTGCATTTGTAAGTTTGCTATCTTTCTTTTTCATGGTCCGATTATACCAAAAAAGGGCCCTATAAGGAGCCCTTTAAATCGTCTTTCGCTATTGCCGTTAAACCCAACAACACCACCGCTATGCCGTACAGTACCACAACTACCTCCATTGATTGATTGAAGCGAGATTGTACAGAGCTATGCGTGGGGAAGATAATGATTTAGAAGCATATGCAATATGCAGCCCGTTGTGACCACAGGTGGGCTAATCCTGTCACTAACCAGCAAGGGGATACTGGCGGTCAGGGGGAAATTAGTTGGCGATAGCAATGAGACCAATAATGATCATGCACGCTAGTATCATCTGACCATAGCTAACCGTCAGCGGAGTGTACACAAAGTCTTTGAGGGACTTCAATGCTTCCGGCATTTGTGCGTCACGGATGGCTTTATCTGCCGCCTTGTTAGCCTCTTTGACCTTTTTCTTTCTTTGCTTGGTAGTCATATTCCCTCCTAAAATGGGATGTCTGATTCGTCAAATACATTGTTTGCAGGTGGCGCTACTGCCTGTTGAGCTGGCTGTTGGCTTTCCTGCTGACCTGAAGAGTGGACCTTGATGTCGTTGATCACCAAGCAGGCCTTGCTGTAGTTTTTTCCTTCATGCTCCCAAGTGTCCAGCGAAAACTCGCCCTGTACTGTAACGGGTGCGCCCTTCTTGAGCAGGTTGGAAAGTGCTGGTACGCGCTTCTCACCAAACACCTTGCAGGTTACCCAAGTGGTTTTTTCATTATCGCCCCAACCTGATTTGCACGCAACAGGTACAGAACCAATCACTTTGCCATTTGGCGTGTGACGCACTTCCATATCTGCCCCGCAATTGCCGGTAAAAATTAAAACATTCATATTATTCTCCAGTTTCAGTGGTGTGGTTTTTCGAAAGCTGCCAGTAAGTCAACAAGGCCTTGAACATGGCCAAGTGTCTTTCATGGCTATCACGGTCCCAAACGTAATGCTTAACGAGAGTAGGGTCATCCCTATCAATAAAAATAGAAATTCTTTCAGGATTATAAAAGCGCATACCTTCAGCATAGGCGCTCAACTGCATGCCATGCTCATCATACACTAGCTTGCTGACCTCTTTGTCAGCCAAATTGTCTTTGGTTTTAAAGTCCACGAATACGCCACTCAAGGAGCTAAGGTCAACCTTACCACCATAGCCCAGCTTGCTACAAAAGCTATCTTCCGCACGCCAAGTGTCATTTGGGTGCAGCATATCGAGAATCTCCCTTACTGCAGTATACGCAGGGCCCTTTAAACCGCCTCTAAAGCCCTTCTCAATCATTGCGTGGATCTCGGTGCCCCGTTCTGCCGCCTCACGGCCAACGCGCTTAGATTCCCTTAGAACGGCCTTTAGGTGGCTCCCTTCATCCTCATAGTCAGAGCGCCTGACATCCTTGGTGGCCTGAATGGTCTGCAAAATTTTCCAATGGGTCAATGCAGGTTTATCAGCAATGCCCAGAATAGATGTTACCGAGGGGACCAGATTAAGTTTTCTGGCCTCTCTCAGTGTCGTCTTTTTGGTTTCCCCGCAACCAGTCTCATAGGTATATGCAGGCTCACCAGAGCGAGTGTACCAGTGACCAGCCTCAGCAGTATATTTCATTGTGGCACCGCCCATGCTGGCAGGTTGTTGATAGTGGTCCCTGCAGGCAAGTAGTAGAGGTAACGCCCCACACCAAATAATACTGCAGCGCGTTTAAGAGCGTCTGAAATACCGCCCTTCTCGCCCTCTATCTTGGTGTCCCCGGCGCCATCACACTTGGTGATCCACTCTCCGTCAACACGGATGGACAGCCTGCAGATAACCCGGCCACTTAGATCTTCATAGTGACACTGCCAGTTTTCCATACCAACAACGTCATCAAGACGTTTCATAACGGCACGCGCATCAATGTACGCCAACTGCTTACCACCACCACCGGCTCTAAATTTAAGCACGTTAGTGGCGAAAGGAGCCTTGAGCTCCTCCCTGATTTGATCCCAGTTTTTCATAGTAGTCTCCCCAACTCAGATATGTTAGTTGCAATTTGCTCTGCCGCGTACTGATCGGCAAAGCCGTTGTAATAGCACTCAGATCTTCCTGCCAAGGCATCATAGCCATGCAGGCAATCATACTCACCTTGAGCATAATCATCAAAAGGGCTAGGAGTTGCGTCCTCCCGCACCCAAAAGGCCGTTTGCCAACCGACAGCGCCCTTTGGGTTGCGCTTTGTTCTGCGCACCTTGGTAAGCGACTTAACTTGTATGCAAGTCTCGCCCTTATCGTTAGTGTTAAGCACATCCCAGATCAGCCAGTCGTGGCCGTTAATAGTGATGGTGTTGCCTTCTGCTAATTTCATAATGTTTCCCCTTGGTTAGTCCGCCCAGTATACACATCTAACTTTTGATTGCAACACACAATGTGAAATTAATTTGTAGCCGTATTTGTTGCAAAGGAATGTAAGGTGCTATACGATGCGCAGACATTCACTAACAGGTACAAAACAATGTTCAACTTAAAACAGGCAATCGAAATCGGCTTAACACTGAACGATGCTCGCAATCAGGACCTAGCAGATGCTGCTGGTATATCACAGGCAGCGCTGAGCAACCTCAAGACCAAAGGCAACCCAACCCTAACAACCCTGAACCTTCTGGCTGGGTCATTTGGTGTAAACCTATCGCAGTTTATCAAGTGGGGTGAGTATGGAAAATAAGCCGCTATACGCCATCATCCCGGCTAACGTCTTTTATGACCACAGCCTTTCAGCAAACGCCCGGTTACTTTTTGGTGAGATCTCTGGCCTGACAAACTCTGAGGGGTTTTGTTGGGCTGGCAATCAATACTTCCAGAAACGTCATAACGTCACAAAGCGCTCGATCAGCAAGTGGATCTCTGAGCTGCAGGATGCCGGGTACATCAACGTGCAGTGCTTTTTGGACGAGAACCAGCAGCAGCGCAGGCACATATACCTAGTCGATAAAGCAGCACCCCTAGAAGAAAACTTCATGGGGGGTAGAACAAATCTTCATGGGGGGCACGAAGAAAACTTCCATACCCCCACGAACAAATCTTCTACCTTAATAGTAAAGGAGAATAATAAAACTAATACTAAAGAGAAGAGGGGGGCTGTTCGCCCAACACACGAAGAGGTGCAGGAGTATTGTAACTCTAGGGGCAACGGGATAGATGGACAGTATTTTGTTGACTACTATTCGGTAAGGGGCTGGAAGACAAAGGGCGGCAATGCGGTAAAGGATTGGCAGGCTTGCGTTAGGACTTGGGAGAAGGGCGACAGGGATCGCGCAAGCAAGGGTAATCGGGCAGACAGCATCAGGGGTAAGTCTCTGGAGCAATCACTAACTGATAGATCATGGGCGGAATAAAATGGTGAAGAATAATACAAACAATGCGGTTAAGTGGTTCCCTTTTTCCGGGGACCATGAGTATTTTGAGGACGGCAAGCTGTACACGATAAGCATGTACAGCAACTGGACCAGAGACCATAGCAAGACTGGCAGGGTTGGCAGGGCAACATTAAAGGGGAGGCTAAAGTTTCGCGCAGCCTGTGAGCCCCACTGCCTGCTACAGAAAGAGGAGTACGTTGCTGTTAACACTAAAAGGCGAGACAGGCTGGGGATCAAGAAGGCCTTGCCAAAGTGCCAGATGCGGCTGGAGACAAAAGCTGACAAGTTACGGGATAAATTTTTGAGGGTGAAATTATGAAAGACTACGTTGTCGATACAGAGCTAGACCTAATCAACCTGTTTAAGAACCTTGGTGATCTCTGGCAAGAAAAGCGCTACCTCAAGGTGGTGTGCAAAACCAACAGGTCCAGAACCGGGACGCAAAACAACGCGATCCACAAATATTGCCGTGAGCTGGCAGAGGAGCTCAACGCTGCAGGCTACACCTCTCAGGTGAGATTTAAGGGCAGGGATGTTCCCGGCATCGAGGTTGAGTGGACGCAGGACAGCGTGAAGGCCCTGTGGTCCGCTTTGCAAATTGCTCTTTTTCCAGACACAATGGGCAAAACAAGCAATCTGGAGAGGGATCAGGTGAGCAAGGTTTACCGGGAGCTAGACAGTAATATAGCCACCATTACTAATGGGGTGGTAAGTGTTGGGTTCCCCAGCAAGGATGGCCCGGTACTCAGGGAGAGCTCGGTGGTTCACAATTATGGCTAAGAAAACACTACGAGCTCAGTGCCTTGAGAAGCTGCAGAAGCTCAGCAGGATGAAGTCAGCAGATGACAACGGCTACTGTAGCTGCGTGAGCTGCGGCAAGAACGTCCACTGGAAAGAGTGCGATGGCGGCCACTACATACCCAAGGGGAGCTCAAGCTATTGGAGCTTAGAGGAGTGCAATGTGTGGCCGCAGTGCAAAGGGTGTAACGGCTTTGGTATGCGCTATGGCTCTGCAGAGTCAGAGTACACGCTCTGGATGATTGATTATTTTGGCAGAGACTTTGTTGACGAGATGCACCGGGACAAGCGCAAGGTAAAAAAAATGTACGCGGCAGATTATCGTGATCTGCTGGATGACTTCAACGAACAGATCAAATTCCATACGGAGAGATTGAAATGAAGACTATCACTATTGGCAACTTAATTGAGCTTTGCAGGGCTCACGGGTTCGATGACCTGCAGGACAGAATACTGACAGTGTGTGACAGCGTGATCTCTGAGGGCGCCAACCCTGACAGAGCCTTTGCTGAGATTGAGGAGATCGCAGACATTGTGCAGGAGAAAATCGAGGATGCGCAGATACCTCCGAATGAGGATCAATTGTTGTTGCTTAATCCCTCTTTTCCAGTAGACTAACGGTGTTGTCGGAATTCCCCGGCGATGTAACTTTATCGTTTTCTATTTTGTTTATTTCTCCTTTGGCCTCGCATTTGCGGGGTCTTTTTTTTGCCCTGAAAAAGTAGCGGACAAAAACCGTGAAAATTTGTCCGGACCGTTAGCGGACAAAAAACATCAAACTTTGTCCGGAGAGTAATTCCCTGGATATTCCAAAAAGTTATAAGCATATGCAAAATGGTTCTAAGACAGTAACGGTTACTAGTGTACAATGTGACCTCACTAACGAGGAAAGCACAATGACTAAATTAACTAAAGCGCAAGAAGTAGCCCTAGAAAAACTGTCTAATATGGAGTTTGTAGTTATACCTCAGAAGGGGGAAGTATTCGAAGACACGATCCACACTGGTATAAATACCACTACCTTGCACAGTCTAGATAAGAAGGGCTATATTTCCGTTAAAAGTATATATTTAGAAGGATATGTTAGCTCTGATCTGGTAATCCTGAAAACACAGTAATTAATCACTCAAAGCCCCCTCCGGGGGGCAATTAAAGGGGAAGTAAAATGGAAAAGATATTTATGGGTTTTAACGTGCGGCTACCAGAGTATTGCAATATGGATGACCGCATTGCAGCGCACTGCTTGATCTCTGAGCTGTTGGCCGCAGAGTGTACGGTGACCATCAATGACGGTGAGGATTATTGCCTTGAGCAGTCTGCAGACTTCATCGAGATCCTTGAGGCCATGTCAAGCACTGGTGAAGATGTTGTCATCCCTTTTGACAAAGATGGCAATGAGCTTGGGTGGTTCTACCTGATCTACAACAACGGTTCTGAGGGCAACCCAATGATCTTGATTAGCGATCTAGTGGCCAACTCTTTCTGCGATGGGATCTACAGGAAGGTCTGCGAGCAGCTCGCTGTTTAACTTAATCTAACGCCCCCCGAGGGGGGCAACTAAGGGGAAATATATGAAAGCAATCACTTTATGCAAGCACATCAACAAGGCGTTTCCAAAGGCTAACGCTGTGACCTACGATCAATGGACCGGGGAAGAGAAGGTGGACAAGCACCGCATCTGGTTTCGTTGCGAGGGCGAGTGTGCCCCTGATGGAATGCCGCTGCACGACTACTGGAAAGAATGGCATCCTACCGGGTTCCACCCAAAGCTGCAGAAGCTGGTGGAGAAGCATGGGTTCTACCTTGAGAATCACGATGCCGGGACCATGATGGCCTGCAGTTTGGACTGGTAAAATTATTTTGCTTAGGGGGGTTGCATGGTAACCGTTACTGTATTATCATGAAGCCTCATTAACGAGATAGGTAAGGGGAAAGACATGAAATTAGTCAAAAAAGATGTACCATTCGAGGCATACGATGTTCTGGACTGCCACGGCACAGAGTGCGGTTTAATTACTAATTTTGACGGTGAGGGTTATGTAGCTTCAGTGCGCGATCCTGAAGATCACGACAAGCGACACATGGTTGATGTGGCAGGTTTATCTATGGGTGCGGCAGAATATGATTACCTCGATGGCGATATTTATCATGCTGTTGCTAATGTTCTAGACGCTTTGGAGATAGCGCGGTTTCCAGATGAATCTACCAGAGAAGATTGGTCTTACTATGACGAGCGTTGTAGAGAGTTGGAGCGTGAACAAGCTTGGTATATGGAGTGCGATTTACAGCTTGAGCGTGAGTCAAGAGGAGAAGTTTAATCTAGCCGCCCCCTACGGGGGGCAATCAAAAACCAAGGGGAAAAACATGAAAATCAAAATTGAAATGACTCTGGATGTAGATGTAAAAATTATCAAGCAGCTAATGGCCGAGAGGCTGCTGGCTGACAGCGATGAGAGTGTGCAGTATTTTGTGCGGTCACACGTTATGTCTGCTGGCGTAGGTGCTCTCGAAGAGGCTCTGTATTTCGCTAATCTCGATGACGCGGTTGACGTCATCAAAACCAACATTTAAGGGGAAAGGCATGAAAGATATTTTTGAAAGCGTAATTGCACAGGCACCGGCTGATTGGGATAATGACCTGATGAGCCTGTCAGATGAGCTGAAGGATCTTGCGGTCTATAGCTGGTTTCAGGCGAAGCCTAGCTGGATTGAGGACTTTCTGCCCGAGGCTGTGTTTGACCTCAAGAAAACAATGATCAAGGCTTTGTATGAAGACCCTGATAGCTTTGAGAAAATCCTGAACAGGCGGCGCTACATTTACAGCGTTAAACACGACATCGCTGAGGAGGGCAATGAAGATGTCTTTTACCACTGTGCGGCTCTGGGTGATTTTCAAGCTGTGTGTGCTAATGCTCATAATTTTATTAGCAATGAGCGCATTAGCTTTGCAGATATGTATAAGGAGCTCATCTATCTTGAGCTTGAAGCTACTCTCCGTGACAAACTCTTTGAGGCCCAAGGTCTTGAAGAGAGCCACGGCTGTGATGTTATTTAACCGGAGGATGTATGAAAAATTTAAGTCAGAATGATCGCGTGATTGAGTTTCTTGAGGGGGGTGGTGCTCTTACCACCCTGAACGCTTGGCAGGAGCTAGGCATCAGCAGGCTGGCAGCAAGGGTATATGACCTGCGCTGCATGGGCCACAAAATCACTTCCACTCAGGTCCCGGTTTACAACCAGTTTGATGAGAAGTGCATGGTTGCTGAATACTCTCTGGAGGTGCCAAATGGGTAAGGGATCAGCAGCAAGACCCCTCCCTGACCGGGAGACCTTTAGCAAAAACTTTGACGCAGTGTTCAACAGCGGTCCAAAGCCAAAGGCCCAGATCATGCGAGAGATGCGAGAGCGCAGAAATAACGAGGGCATGACCGAGCTGCACCTCTGGGTAACCCCGCAGCAAAAGCTGGCTATCGAAGCCATACTGGAGGCAGATACAGCCCCATTGCGCTAGTGATCAACTGGTGTACAATATAGCCACGGAGGGCTACCCCAATGTTCGACTACCTACGAGATTTATTCAAACGCAGAAAAGGCAAGCCATTGCCTCGTCACATGGTTATCCCAGACACGCAGACAAAGCCGGGTCAGTCATGGGACCACCTCCGCTGGGCAGGAATGTATGCCGCCAAAACCAAACCAGACGTTATTGTTCACATAGGTGACCACTGGGACTTCCCCTCGCTGTCCAGCCACGATGCTAAGGGCAGCAAGTCTTTTGAGGGGCGCAGGTATGTCGAGGACGTTAACGCCGGTATAAACGCAATGAGAGCCTTCCTAGACCCCATCAGGGAGGAGCAGGCCAAACTAAAGCACGACAAAAAGAAACAATGGAACCCTCGGCTGGTGTTTACCATTGGCAACCATGAGTACCGCATAGAGAGAGCTCTGGATGCTGACGTTAAGCTAGAGGGCCTAATGAGCTATGACGATCTGCAGCTCAAGGAGATGGGCTGGGAGGTTTATGACTTCCTGAAGCCCGTAGTGATTGATGGCGTTTGTTATGCCCACTACCACTGCTCAGGCGTGATGGGTCGCCCTGTGTCGAGCCCTGACCTAATGCTTAAAAAGCTCCATATGTCCACCGTGATGGGCCACGTTCAGGACCGGGCGATAGCCTTCAACAAGAGGGCCGATGGCAAGAGATTGACCGGGATATTCGCAGGGATCTTTTACACGCACGCAGAGGAGTACCTCAACTACCAGACTAACAATAGCTGGCGTGGTATCTGGATGCTCAACGAGGTTCAGGACGGGGAGTTTGACGAGATGCCTATCAGCCTAGACTACCTAGCTAGGACCTATATGGAGGATGAAGATGAGCGCACTGGATAAGCAGGAGGGTGGCAGCCACTACAAGTTGGCCATCCAGCCCATAGAGTATATTGCAGCGAATGAGCTCGACTATTTTCAGGGCAACGTGATCAAGTACATCACCCGGCACAAGGGTAAGAACGGAGCAGAGGACGTTAAGAAGGCCATTCACTACTGCGAGCTGCTGTTACACTATCAGTACAGTGACGAGGTATACGACTAATGGCAAAGATCCACTGGTTAAACAAGCCGGACAAACCAACGTCAGGCATGACCTTAACCAGAGTGTTCTGTGATGACTGTGGCACCGGGCTGCAGTATTGGCTAAGTCAGGAGGAGGACACAGCATATGGACTCTGCCCTGCTTGCCATCTGGGGGCGCCAGTAGAGGTTAGCTGGTCCGAGCAGATACAAGATGACCAATAGTGTTATAATCGAGCCATGAGCAAATTTATCATTGGCAGTGACCTTAACGATGCGGACCTTGAGCTGGTGCAGGACTTAGCTCAGGCGCTGTATGACCGCGATCAGTTACTGCTTGATGATGTTATGCACCTATCTAGACAACGACTGGAGAGGGCCTGTAGATGCTTCCAGAGCCCTTGTATATGTGAAGAATGAGACCAACAATATTTAATGATGAACTAGCGAGCACCATTTGCAGACGATTAGCCTTGGGCGAGAGCGCCCGGCAGATCTGTCGTGATGACTCAATGCCAGCACTCAGCACGTTAATGAAGTGGGTAACGGACAGTGACAAGAAAGACTTTTCGGAGCAGTACGCGAGAGCTCGGGATTGTCAGGCTGACTTTTACGCTGATGAGATTGTAGACATTGCAGATGAGCTATCCGAAGACGCTGACAGCAATGCGATCCAACGCGCCAAACTCCGAGTAGACTCCCGCAAGTGGAAGGTTGCCCGGATGTCTCCCAGAAAGTACGGGGACAAGTCGCAGGTTGACCATGTGAGCAGTGACTACTCCATGCAGCCTACCCATGTGACCTTGGTCGCTGAGCCCTTCCCTGATGACCCAAAAATGCACTAAGGCTGAGATACGCCTACCACCCAAGATAGTCTCGATCTTTGAAGGGTCCGCCAGATACCGGGGAGCCTTTGGAGGCCGTGGTTCAGGCAAGACCAGATCCTTTGCCCTGATGACTGCAGTGCGTGGTTACCAGTGGGGGATGGCAGGCAAGAGTGGCCAGATCCTCTGTGCCCGTGAGCACCTCAACTCTCTCGATGAGTCTAGCCTCGAAGAGATCAAGTCAGCTATCCGCAGCGTGGATTGGCTTAATTCCTATTACGAGATTGGTGAGAAGTTTGTCAGGTCCCGTGATGGCCGTATTAACTATGTCTTTGCCGGTCTGAGGCGAAACCTCGACAGCATCAAGTCAAAGGCTAGGATCATTCTAGCGTGGGTAGACGAGGCTGAGGGAGTGTCTGACAGCGCATGGCAGAAGCTAATACCAACTGTCCGGGAAGAGGACTCAGAGATCTGGGTAACGTGGAACCCGGAAACAAAGCGCTCAGCTACGCACAGGCGATTCAGGCTAGACCCTCCAGAGGACAGCAAGATCATCCAGATGAACTGGGAGGACAATCCCTACTTCCCTGATGTGCTGGACAAAGAGCGCAAGGATGACAAGGCTAAGCGCCCAGACCTGTATGACCATATCTGGAATGGCGACATGCTGATCCATGCTGATGGTGCGTTCTATGCTGAAGAGATGCGTGCAGTTAACAACGAAGGCCGTCTTGGTGAGGTGCCATACGAGCGCTCTGTTGGCGTTGTAACGGCTTGGGACCTTGGGGTAGGCGATAGCACTGCTATATGGTTTGCGCAGATGATAGGGCAAGAGGTGCGCCTTATTGACTACTATGAGTGCAGTGGCGTAGGTCTGGATCATTACGCAAGGGTGTTAGCTGAAAAGGGCTACCATTACGAGAGCCATATCCTGCCGCATGATGTACGGGTCCGGGAGATGGGCACAGGCAAGTCACGGCTGGAGACCCTCGATACCTTGGCAGTACGCCCGGTAACCATTGCCCCTCAACTGGGGGTGGATGACGGGATACAGGCAGCTAGGACCATGATTAGCCGCTGCTGGTTCGATCTCAAGAAGTGCGAGCGTGGCGTAGATGCTCTCAGGCAGTACCGCAGGGACTATGACGACAAGAACATGGTCTGGCGTGGCAAACCGCTACACGATTGGACATCACACTGTGCAGACGCATTCCGCTACCTAGCAGTCGGTTACAGGCCCTTTAATGACTGGGGTGACCCTATCAGAAGGAACCTTCAGGGAATCGTTTAAAACGTGGTATAATCGGCCTCATTCACGGACAACCTGAGCAGGCACGATGGCAAGAGATCCCAACAAACCTACCCGTATGGATGGCATCCTAAATAATATTCCTAAAATTCTGGATGAGCTAACGTACTCCCCTGAGTCTGTCGATAGACGATTTTCTAATGCAACGGCTAAGACGCTAGAGCCTTTTTACAAGCCCAATCTAATTAACGATAATCGGGTTCCGCAGCCGGTTTTCCCGCTGTCAATCCTAGAGGGCCGTGGCGTTCAATTTGTAGAGTCTGACCGCACAATGGCAGGCCCTACTTTAGTGGGTATTGGCAATCAACCTTTGGCTAGACATCTTGATTTAAATACGGGCGTTGATCATATTTTTTATCCCGGCCAGCCCACGACTGTTAACGGACCGCGAGGCAGCAAACCTATATGGGCAAGCGCTCCCGGTGTAGTCAATAAGTTTTTAAAAAGGGCAGCCGAGCTAGAAAAAACTACAGGACAGCCAACTTTCTTACTCCCGTTTGAGGGGGGCTATAAGTCGAATGATTGGTGGACGGGCACAGGTAAGGCAATGATTAACTACAATCTTGCCAACGCGCCAGATGATGCTTTGCGAATGCAGGAGCAAATACTAAAAGACAGGATTCCAAACTGGCCCGGCTCAGCAGATCCAATGGCAATGACCGTATGGGAGGCCACGCCCGGTTCGGTTAGGATGGGTATTACGCAGGAGCTGGATCAACTCAAAAATGTTGGCGGTTTGTCTGAGGGACAGGCGCGGGTGGCAACGTCTCGCGTAGAATCGCTGAACTCACCTATGGGAACGATAGCCAATATTGGGCTGCTAGACACACAGGCAGACTATCTGTTAAATAAAAGCCCTGATTATGGCGCCACCTTAATGGGTCAGCCGGTTGGTGTGTTAGACACCCCTGTCACCGCGTTTGACTTTACAAGAGAGCAAACAACAGCAACGGGGCAGCCCCTGAATATTCGGGCTTTACAAATGAGGGATACTAGCAAGGTAATTAGCCCAGAAGAAGTGTCAAAAGTTGTAACCTACAATGATTTGCGCGACTTAGAAGATAAAGGCATTAAGATTGACGAGCCAGCACCCAATGGCAAGAAGGATAGTGGCACTGATAGTAAATCTGGAAAAGCCCTTGGGGTTTTAGGGTTTTTAACTGGTTTCTTTAACTTGGCTTACTCCGGACAGGAAGTGGAAGCTGGAGTGCTTACAGGTACGCTTGAGAACACTGCAGACATAGCCGGTAAGGTTGGCAGGGTTGAGCGCAAGAAAGAAGCAGGTGAGCCGCTGACAGAAGGTGATATAATGTCGGGCAGAGGGGGCCAGACATTCCTGACCTTAGAGCAAGAAGCTAGAGCCAGAGTTTATGACGAATTTAGACGACAAATCAGCG